CTAAAAAAAAATTCCCCTAAGAGTACCATTACGGTATTCTTAGGGGATATTTTATTTCTTCTTTTTGTACTTACCTCTAAACCTATGCTTAAAGAATACAATAATATTTATACTTGTGTTGATAGTTATTGCTGCTACCAACCATGCCTGCCACCAGTTGGGTATGTCGTTAATCATTACGTATTATTTTTAGTGCCTCCTGTTTGTATTCATTAGCTTTAATAGAACCATCAGGTCCATTAGGATCCTGACTCTTATAGTACTCTCTTATTCTAGTTGCTTCATTTTCAATAATCAGTTCATCTAATTGTCTATCAGTCATTGAATCAGCTAAGGATTCATCCATCCCTAGCTGTCTTAATGCTGTCTTAGTATCAGGCTGTATGCCTAGTCTTACTGGTAGTATACCTTTCTTACGCGAAGAAGTAGTCACTATCTTTCACCTCTCTTATATCCAAAGCTCCGAGCTTCGGTTGATTGTAGTTAAAATTATCAGGGTTAGTTATAATCATTCGTTCAATTATTTCAAAGAAATTATTATGATGATACATTCTTATAAAATTATCTTTGATAAGCTTTAATAAATCATCAACGTCACATGCATGAACACTGAATGAATCATGGACTGCACCAAAATCATTATTCCACGACATGATTACGCTTGCCATATGAGCAGCGTCCATTGAGTGTACAAAGTTTGGTGAGATACCAGACATAAAAGATCTTATCTTTGGTTTATCAGTAGGTTCTTTACCTACATGTTGTATCCTAATTGTATCCGTAATTTCTTCAGTACCATCTTCCTTACGTATAGTGGGTTTAATTTTTCTTTCACTACAACTGATGATTGCTTTCTCTTTGAATTCATTGTCTATAAATGCTTCGTATATAACAGGAAATCCTGAAGGAGTAGTCCATCTTATAGATTTTTGTTTGGTTTCTTTAGCATAGTCTGATGCTATCTCTGCCTCTGCAATCTTCTGTAAGAACTTCATGGTTTGTAATGGACCAGCACAAACTGTATCAATTGATTTAACTAAATGCTTTGCAAGTAATTTACAATCTTCTTCCGTAATATTATACTTTTCTAGGTACCCTTCAACATGACAATCAAGGTACATGTTCTCTGCAATCTTTAATGCACCTGCACTATATGCTCGAGTCATTGAACCTCTCTTAGCTATACCTTTACGTATATGTTTCATGGGCATCTGACGTTCACTGAACCACTCAGGTAATCTTGATATAAGATTCTTAGCACACTGAACATAGAAGTCTTTCTGGATCTCTTGAGGAACAACCCCTACAAGTTCACCAGCTTCTTTATCTTTTGACATAGCACATAGATGTTGCCATCCATTGTTACTACCATCAACAGGTATTGGTAGGTAAGTATAATAGTCTTCCTCACTACTCAATGCATTATATAATTCTAATACACAAGCAAGTAAGGTTATAGGTTTCTCTGCTACAGGATTAATCTCTTCATCCTTTGCAATATTTAAAAGCATATCTAGATTATTATCAGTCCATGCTTCACGATCTTTTAGCGTCATCTTATCTACAGATATATCTTCTAACTGTTCTTCTTCTAAGAAAGTTTTGTAATCTGTAGCCAGCCAATTAGGTAACTGATTCTTATTAAAGGTTTCATTATAGGCACATGCAATATGTATCTTTAATCTTTTTAATCCATCATCAGTCATCAACTTCCCCTTAGAAAATAACATTTGCCCTCGAGCTATATCATTACTTTGAAAGTTTAAGAATGGTGTAGTATAATATAATCGTCCACGATAGTCAGCTTCAGTATACTGGTAGAAAGTATTACTACCAATTAATTCTGAGCGTGCCATAGTCAAATCGAATTCTATTACTTTTGATTTATATTTCTTTGGAAATTTTAAATGCGCATCAAGTATTTTATTTCTATTACGATTTAAAATATCCTTGACTTGTGTATTAATTTTCCAAGCTGTCTGCTGTAGTACATTCATACTGTGTATAAAGTCGCGGTAAAGATACTGATGAAACTCACCACTCCTCTGTTCAGTCCAGCCTTTTATTACTGGTCTTTCAGTTGGCTGCATCAATCCTGAAATAGGTAGAGGCATTTCAAATACAGTACCTCTAAGTAAATCTTTACAGCCCTCAGGTATAATAAGATTCCATGATTCTGGAACTACTACATAGTGAGCACGACTTCTTTTAAGACTACGATCTAAAGATTCCATAGGTACAAAGTTGCTATCTTTATTCTTACCTATATTAATCTGATGTGTTTGATAGAATGCTTCCAAGAATAAGTCACCCATCATTACTCGTAGTTTAAACCATTCCCAAGGCGCAGTATCTTCATGATAATATTTAATATCATCAAGAATATATGCACCAATTGTAGCACTAAGGTGTGTCAAGTTAGCTTCACCTTGGTATGATTTGTTTCCACGAGTACTGTTGCGAGTGAAGTGTTGTTGGATAGTATCCATTGTAAACACCAAGTAGGTTTCAAGGTCTGCTGTATACGTATGCTTCAACAGACTACACGCAATATGAGCTTTAGCTTTACGAATTTTCTTTTCGATATATTGCAGTTGCTCTTGCATTATTAATCCTTTCGTTATATTTTATCTACTTTAATATTACTAAACTGTAGTAGTGTTAGTATCTTCCTATCGTTCTTATGGTTTGCTTGGTATACTACTCTGCTTATACCACATTGTATTATTAGTTTAGCACACTCAACACATGGTGCAAGGGTACAATAAAGAGTTGCACCCTCAGCTGAGCTAGATGTTCTTGCTAATTTACATACAGCATTAGCTTCAGCATGTATTACTTCAGGCTTAGTAGAACCATCAGCATGCTTACATTCGTTAGGCATACCTCTAGGCATGCCATTAAATCCGAATGCAAGTATGTTATTATCTTTCACAACAACTGAGCCTACTTTGGTATCAGTATCATGTGACATCTGAGATATGCATATAGCTACTTCCATATACATAGCATCATATCTATCTAATTTATTCATTATATACTCGTAAATTCTGAGGTAACATAATTTAATCTGCCAGTACTATTATCATACGAAGCAGCACCAGCTGAACCAGTAAGACCTGTGAACCTAGATTTAAGAACTCTAAACTTAATAGTATTTCTTTCATCAGTATTTTCGGATACCAGGTTTCTTGCAAAAGATATAATATCAAATGAGATTTGTTTAATAGAACCACTACCTTTGATATCATCTATTGATGCAAGGTTACCTTCTTCAAAAGACTTACCACCACCTGGTGATTTTCTTAGGTGTGAGATTAAACCTAACCAAACATTATGTTTCTTTACTATCTTTAGTAGGTCACTCATCATCTTATCTATTGCTTCATTCCCACTAAGCCCTTCAGTACCCTCACTAACTGCGATGGTAATGTGGTCAAGAACCAAATACTTACAACCCATAAGAGCCATGTATTCAATCTTGTCAATGAGACTAGAGTCGCCGACCGATCCTTGGTGATCGAGCAATACAAGTCGCTCAGTTCCAAACACAGATTCAAATCCTGTCCGCTCGTCGGCTTCGGAAATATTTTCTCCAGCGACTGCATTCTTTCTAAGAAACATACCAATGAATTTCTCGGCGGTATCTCCGACTGATTCTTCGAGAGATATGAGACCGATCTTATCATCAGTCTTAGCGAGTAAATCAAGAACGATTTCTTTAATAACTGTACTCTTACCGGAACCTGTACCAGAAGTAAATAACGTAATTTCACCATGCCTTAATCCTTTTATCTTTTCATTTAATCCTGCTAAGCAATCTGGATAAGGTACAGATTTAGTATCACGTCTTTGCTTATACTGATCCCATATTTTTTCGCCAACAACTAAACCAGCTGGTGACCAGGTTTGTGCATCCCAGTATGCTCTAAGTAAACTACTAGATCCATGCTTAAGCAGTTGATCGCAAGGATCTTTTTCTTTTAGTTTACCAACCTTAACTTTACCAGCTCCTATAATCTTACTGGCTTTCTCTACTGCTGCTTGACCGGCTTCATCATTATCAAATAGTAGTATGATAGATTCAAATGATCTGATCCAATCTCTTTGTTCTAGTAATACTCTTACACCTGTTGCGCTTGGTATAGATACTACAGGAAAGATTCTATTATATTTATCTAAGAATGATTGAGCAACAGCACAAGCATCTAGTTCGCCTTCAGTAATTACTAAAGTCTTACCACCTGATGCAGCGTTCTGTCCGAACAATTCTGTATCAGCAAAGCTTCCATGTATTTGAAAAGACTTAGGTAATATTCTTTCTTTATATGATACGACCTGTCCATTCTTAGTGTAAGGATAGTAGTGTGAACCACCTGATCCATCTGGATTTACAGACATCTTAATACCGAAGTAGTCTATCACTTGCTTTGATATACCTCGAGAGGCAAGAGCAAAGCTATTTAAATCTTGTATCTCAGCTAACGTATTAGATGAGGTATTAGTACTTAAGTCTTTGAATTCATTCATTTCTTTTACTTTCTTATTAGTTGAGTAGCCACAGGCAAAACAGTGAGAGCCATCGTCATACGTTGTAAACGCATCTGATGAGTCACACTTAGGGCACCCCGTTTGTGTGTATCTTTTCTGCATGTTTTTTACTTTCTTTTATATGTTCATCGGTTAACTCACTGATCTTAACATAAAGAAACTCTTTACCCTTAGGCATTATAACTTTATGTAGTTCACTATGATAAACTTTGTTGTCATTAAACTCTTCAAAGATTCCTTGATAGGTATCGAACAAAGGTTTTAAAACATTATCTAAGTCAGCACCTTTATTAGAAAACCCAGCGACAATAAAGAATGTAACTAGGTCAGAGCCGAAGGGCCATTGCTGACCCATCATCTCATCTCTTAATTCATTTTGATATTCCAGATATACTTTCTGTTTTATCGTCTTGTTTCTGTACGTCATTAGGTTTGCGGACAGTGGCTTTACCATGAATGTATGCTTTAATTCTTTCATAATCTTCCCATGAGGTTAGCATTGTTAATAGTTTATAGGATTTTTCTAGCTCATACCTAGGCATGTCTTTATCTTCCCATTCTTTTATTACTCGTTCCCATCTATCAGCTGCTCCTATTACACCTTCCAGTATCTTAGCAGCTTTCTTAGGACCTATACCTTTAAGACCTGTAATGTTATCAGCGTTGTCACCTGTTAAACATTGAATCATTAAGTTATAGTTACCAGTATCATCATCAATAAAAGTCCAGGTATTCTTACCATAGTTATAATGGTTACCTGGAATTTGTAGTAAGTCTTTATCTATACCACATATAACATACTGCTCATCCTTACCTCGAGCTTCATAACCCCATATAGAAACAAGATCATCAGCTTCCATACCATCTGAAGCAACAGCACCTTTGCTAAGTGCATAGGTATGTAGGAAATTTAGTTTATCTTTTATATCTTGATCTAAGTCTGGACGAGTTGCTTTATAATCAGAGCTTAATTCTTTTCTATAATTATTCTTACCCTTAACTGCGTATAAAGGTGCAAGAACTTCTTCATCTTTAAATGGATTGATTAGCTTATTAGTTACTTCAAGCTCCATCTTTCTACAAAAAGTATCATAGCCAACTCTTAAATCTTTATTATCGCTTGCACCGTAAGCAACCTTAAAGAATATCGAGTCAGCATCTACTAGCATATTTAT